AGAACTACACCATCCATATACAATCCTTTAAGGGTTTGTGGTCTCTCACAACCCAGTAATTGTATTCTGCCACCATTAGGAAGATCAGCTCTGAGTTCTGTTTCGTGATATTCCATCTTCGGTAGAACCGAGGTGTAATATTTTAAGTAATCCCAGGCTATTCTTTTAGCCATGCTATAAGTCGGTGCTATATAATAATACCGAGGTCTTGGCAGCTTACATTGTAGGCACTTCTTAATCAGTTCATTGACTGTAAGTACAGTTTTTCCAAACCTTCTATGACAGACTAGGACTGAGAACCTAGCTAAATTCTTATGTATTTCTTTTTGTAGAGGTCTTGGTTTGTAAGGAATAGTTATTTTCATTGATAACTTTCTACAATCGCTTGACCGATGTAATAGGGTATGTGAGGTACTACTGCGTTTCCGAGGGTTTTAAGTCTGTCCACCCTTTTGGGAATCCCATGAGCCACTCTACCCACTCTGGGTTCAGACTCCCACCATTTTCCACCCAATCCTTTTTGTCGTTCTTCGCTACTTTTTGAGGTAGTAAATTTCTTGTTGAATTGACTACTGCTTTCCCGCTGTCTTTGTAATCTCTTGCTGTCGGTGTTGGCCACATCAATCTTGGATGTGCTACTTGATCGTTCAAACTGATTGGCATTTTCTTTTCCAATTTCATCTTCATTCTCTTTACTGAATTGGCCCCTCTGCCACAATGTGCGTCTGGAGTTCTCCACATCTTCACTTTGTCTGCTAGGTTCAGAGAATGACTGTTCTTGCCATCCTTCGTTAATCTTCTCCCTGTTGGAGTTAGTTTCATGTTGGGATGTTCTATCTCTTGAGTCGTTGGAGTAGGCCACAGTCCAGATGCGTTCTCTTTTGTGGTTTGCACCGATGCTAGCAGCTGAAATACTAAATGTCCTCGTGGAGTAACCTTCACTCGCCAAGTCCTCAAGTACGGAGTCGAGACCGAGTTTAATATGTCCACTAACATTCTCTCCAATAACCCATGTTGGTCGGAGTTCTTGGATAAGTCTAAAATACTCTGGCCAGAGGTGTCTCGGATCTTGCTCAGCTTTTTGTTTTCCAGCGACTGAGAAGGGCTGACAGGGATATCCTCCAGTAATAATGTCGATTGTTCCAATATCTGTTCCTTTCAGTTGACGAATGTCATCAAAAATAGGAACATTAGGCCAATGTTTTTTTAATACTTGTTTACAGTAAGGATCTATCTCACAGAATGCAGCAGTCTCAAAATGACCAGTAGCTTCTAATCCTAAACTAAAGCCTCCAATACCTGAAAACAGGTCTAGTATTTTTAATTTCATTCATTCTCTTTCTTATCCCCTTTGTAAATGTCTTGAATTCTTGAAACTGTGCTATCTTTAACGAGTCCACGACCTGAATTTGGCCTAATCGGTGTTTTATCGTTAAGTTCTTTGACCATCATGGCAAAGACATCTAATTTTTTTGTGTTTTTTTGTTTTTTTTTCATATAATCAGTTTTGATGCTGGTGTAACTCATTGGTAGAGTACCTTCTTGGTAAGAAGGGAGTAGGATGTTCGATTCATCTCATCAGCACCATCAAATAAGATAACCTTTTTCCCATCTGTATTTTAATTGTGAGTTAATCGGCTGCCATTCTCTTCCTTTTCTAGTAGTCCATCCTTTACCGATTTTAAAAGGTTTAGTTTCTGATACTTTATTCCAACCTACAGCTTTCATACTAGATCCACTTTCTGTAGCTAAGGTGTAAGTTAATATTTTTTTTCCACCCATAGCTTGCCAAATAGTCCAGGCTCTACCATAAAGGTAAGAACAGGCATTTTTAGGAGCTGGATCTTTGATACAAACTCTTAAAACTTCTAGAACAAACTGACTGTCTAATCTTCTTGATAATGGTCTGCCACAAATAGCAACACCAACTAATTCATTATCTTTTATACAACCTATTGAAAACCTATGACCTTGACATTTTTTGTTATGTCTATGGTGTTCTGTTACAAAATCGTTTGCTTCAGATAATGTCAAAGGTATTGTTGTAAAATTTTTGCTCATAGAGATTTTGTTCTGAGTTGAAATCACTTCCTATTGCAATGACAACGACTGCGTGGGTGGTGTTACAAAATATTTTAGCTGCCAAAAAAGAAAAAATCCTAGAAAAGCTAGGCACTACATATTTAATGATGTGCTAAGCTATATTTATCAATACTTTTATGACTATGTGTGCAGAAAATGACCAGCTATTATATATTTTTTTGCCATTTACGAACAAAATACGAACAAAATCTGCTCACGAAGGCCTCTGTGCGAGTATTGAGCTTTTTACTAAACAACTTAACATTCTCAACACTTCTACAACAAACATCCTCTACAAACACTACAAATTTGTATGTTATTATCTCTAATAACACTAAATACTTTGTATAATTCCTAACAAAACGACTACACTTACTACTACTACAAGTGTCTTGCCCTTCTTGTTTAGGTTATTCCATTTATCTTTGATGTATTCTATCTTGTCCATTACTTATCCCATTTTATAGAGAAACTTTGATCTTTCATGTTTCCTATTTCCATTTGCGTTTTATCGCCATACTTCTTCGCAGCTAACTTACTCGCCATCCATTGTTTATGTTTTATGAATGTATCGATAGCTTTTACATTAGCCATATCCATCTTACTCTCTGATGATTTCTTAACTGCATTCTTAGCTACTTCATCGACCTCTGCCATAGAGTATTCGATACCATCTTCTTTAGCTTGATTGTATTTCTCTCTTAGATCTGCTTTCTTTATTAACCAACTTCTCCAGGTCTCCCAATCTATATTAACAACCTTTAATGCTGCTCTGATTGATTTACCTCTAGCTAGTTCCTGGAGTACAGTTTCTACTAATTCTTTTGTGTATTTTGATTTTGGGGCCATTTTAATGTATTGTCTTTTCGTTTGTTTCTATTTCTTGAAAACTCTTATATTTTTTAAATACTGATATAAAATCTTGAGCCTGCTCAGTATCATCAAAGTTTGTAAATCTTATTAACACCACAGGATTACCATCGTCATCAGCTAAGAATATAGTCGTAATTAGTTCTGAGTCGTCTAATCCGAATGAAGAGAGCTGTGTAAACTCTTTCGGTAAGGTGCTTTTTTTTGTTTTTGATTTTGCCATGTAATTTTTTTAAGTAAGAAGGATCTAATCCCAATATGTAACAATAATTTTTATAATACTCTGATTCCAACCATTCTTTTGCTTCTTTTATTAATTTCCATTCTGATATGTCTGAGTTTGGATATGTAAGTCCAGCACTATCGCACATGGCTCTCACAATGATATGGATCAAGAGTTTTTCTTCCCCTTGAATCATAATATTTGCTCTGATTTTAGACCGACCAGTCGATCTTAATAACTAATCTATATTATCTATTCAATGATCTAAATGGGAACAAATGAGAATATTTATTTTTTAAATCGGCAAGTTACTCCATCATTAGTTTTTTCAAAATGCCAATAAAAAAGTAAATCTTTGTAAAATCCTTTTTGTATAATTTTATTTATTATGACTGAAATACTTGATAAATTAAATTCTTTCTGAGTCTCACTATTTTTATGTTTTCCTAGCACACGATAATCGTAAATTTGTATATTTCTGTATTTTTTATTTGATTTACTGTTGTTACAATAGTTTTCAATTATTTGTTGATGTTCTTCTAATTTAAATTGTCTTAAATGTTCAACTTTTACATTTTTTTTGATCTCATTGCTATATTCATACCATATATAATCAATAGATATTTCAGGCATCACATTTTCCAATAACTAATCAACATATCAAGAGCTTCACGATATTTATCCATTCTTCTATGCGTAGCTGGTTTATTATCTACTATTACATCCCATAATAACGATTGATGCTGCAATGTAGCTTTCATGGCATCATTAAACTCTTGTCCGTAATCTATTTTAAGTATGTCAAAAAACTCTGAACCATGTGGAATACCTGCAAGCGAACTAAAGTTCATGGTACAAGATTTATTTTTATTAGAAATTATGGCTAAATACTCAAGTTTTTGACCAGCTACAAATCTTGTGGCATTATTTTTGGCATCAGTTGGATCTAATTGATGCCTGGCATAATAACTTTCATGGACTGAGTTAATCTTTTTAGAGATATGTTTATGAGATATCTGCATTTCTGCCATATCTGGGAGTCTATAAATCTTACCATTTTCTCTAATAAGAGTTTGAGCACCTAGATCAATCTCTTGTATTTGTGATACTTCTTTAGGTTTAGTTCGTTGTTTCTTTTTTTTCTTTTTCTTTGCCATAATATTCTTTTGAAGGGATCATTGTTCCATCTTTCTTGTAAATATAATCAATGATACCCCAAGGTTCTTTTTGCATAAAAAATAACAACCCATCTTTCTCTTCTAAAAAGTTTGCAGAAATCCCATGTTTTTTTTTAAAATTTTCTAAGTTAAATACCTCTTCATCGTTATATCTTTCTTGCGATAACCATGTGCTGAAGTGTGGAATGTATATTTGATTTTCTGTATTACGACAAAGCTCGTTAAATTTATCAACAATAACTTCTACTTGTAGATTTTCTGGCAGCATTTTAAATTTATCAAATGCTTTTTTCTTACTACCTCGCTTCACCAACAACCTATCCCATATATTATTAAAAGATACAGATACAGAATCAGATACAGATACTTTGCTAGAGGTTTGCTTCGCTTTTGCTAGACCACCTTTACGACCTGCTTCAGCTCTATGATTTATTTTTTCTACAGTTCTCTTATAATCTTCAAGTTGTCTTTCATTGTGCCACTTGTTATCGATTAGTTTAAATTTTTCTTTAAGTACAGTATTGATGTCAGTCTTTAACGAATCAGTCAGATCAGAATCATCACTATAGACATTTACTATCCTACATAGTTGATCGAAATTATTAGGTAATCCATCTCCATTTTTAACACCAGCATGGCACATTAAAGTAATATAAATGCCTCTTTGTTGATGAGTAAAATGTGCAGTACCAGTTAAAAAGTCTTGATAATAAAAGTCAAAGTAAGGTAACTTCATTTTCTCACTCATTAAGCCATCCCTCTGTTCTTAATATTTTTATATCTCTCGCCAACGCTGGGGTAAAATCTATGTACAGTTTTTTTTTCAAACCTTGCAAGTATCGATGTAAGTTGCTTTTGCTTTTGATGTCGCAAAAATGCTGTATCTCTAAATAACTTGGTGATAATTTTTTCGTTGTTTGGTAATGATTTATGAACCTTAAAATTTTTTTTTCTAAGTCTTTTAAGCCTCTTTGAGATTTCAATAACTCTTGACAATTCTGGCAAAGGCTCTCTAAAACCATTGTTTCTCAATAGTTTTTGCCATATTTGTATGTGATAATTGGGCCATAAATACTCGTTCTCCTCACATATTTTTTTATAAAAAAAATATTCTTCTAATAATATTAATAAGTATTTAAGACTAACTTTCCT